AAAAAGGTAATCATGTAATGGTTACCGGAATGATTTCCCTTGCGGCTGGTGGTGGTCACCGCGAAAGAAGCCTTGGCAGACGAATCTCGCAAGAGAGGGTTGTGGACACCCTGAATGAACAGGGAGTCAAGCTGAGACACTTTCTGACCACCGATCCAGAGACTGAACTCGGTAGGGCTAGAAGCATTTTGGGAGAATAGACCATTGGTATTGGTTCCGAAGTTGGAGATTTCATCCGCTTCGATCCAGATGTAGCTCATGAGATCACCCTTCGAGCGAATGGGAATCGTCACCTCGTTGTTTGCGTCGAAAGTACCTATAAAGTCCAAGCGCTCGGGCTTCATGGCGAAGTTAGTGTAACGTTTGTAGTTCTGACGGAAGAAGCTGACTTGGGGATCACCCGTGATGTAGACATCCTGAGCACCCACCGACACGAGCTCAATTAAAGCGGCAGACATTTATTAGTAAATGATATTAAAATTTTGGCTCATTATAAACATATGGTGATATTTCAGGCCCTGACATGGGAGGCGAGAGACACGGATGACGAACATCTTATCAGTATTTTGGGTAAAACTGAAGATGGTAAATCTGTCTGTGTGACGACAGTGTTTGAACCCTACTTCTTTGTGAAGTTACCCCGTGGTACAACCCAACAGGAGGTAAGGCTTCTGTACAATGATCTCGAAAAACTCCGCCCAGATCACGTGACGAGTTATAGTCTCACACAACAGAAAGATGTTTGGGGATTTCAAAATAATGAGAAGTTTGCGTACATGCGCCTAAACTTCAAGACCCTCGCGGATCGTCGGAAGGTGAATTCTGTTTTCATGTATAACGATTCATTCAAACAATATCATGTTTATGAATCTAACCTAGACCCTGTCCTGAGGTTGATGCACCGAACGGGAATTCAGTCGACTGGGTGGCTTGATACTGGATCTGAATGTGTACGATCCCATCTCGCTAATGTGGATATTGATCTCTGGTGTAACGACTGGACAACACTTAAACCAGTGGATCGCGATGACATTGCCCCCTTCGTAGTGGCATCTGTTGATATAGAGTGTAATAGTTCCACTGGAAAGTTTCCGGATGCAGACATTCCTGGTGATGCTTGTTTCCAGATTGCAGTTTCATTGTGTACCTTTGGGAGCGATGAACCATATGAGAAAGTTTGTCTATGTTACAAGAAAACAGAAGGTCCGGGTGTGGTAAGTTTCGAAACGGAACGTGAAATGCTTGAAGCGTTTCAGAAGTACATTCAAGAAAAGGATGTAGACATTATCACTGGTTGGAATATTTTTGGTTTCGATCTTGAGTATATCTACAAGCGAGCGATGTTTACGAAATGTTCTTCATCGTTTTACAATTTGGGTAAGTTGCGTGATACTCCGACTGAACTTTTATTGAAAAAATTGAGTTCGAGTGCTCTAGGTGATAACTTCCTAAAACTTCTCCCAATGTCCGGACGTTTCATCTTCGATATGTTCCACGAAGTGAAGAAGGGGTACAAACTCGATTCGTACAAATTGAACGAGGTCTCGAAACTGTACCTCGGAGATCAAAAGATCGATATGCCCCCAAAGGAAATGTTTGCTCGATATGTGGAAGGTGATCCCAAAAAATTGGGTGAAGTTGCGGAGTATTGTATCAAGGATACTCTTCTTCCACACAAACTCATGAAGAAGTTGTGTACACTCCTGAACCTCCTGGAGATGGCTAAGGCGACATGGGTACCCCTCTGTTTCTTGGTTGAAAGGGGGCAGCAGATTAAGGTCTTCAGTCAGCTCACGAAGAAGGCTCGTGAATTGGGATACATGGTACCAACGATCAAATATGGATCTCTCCCGGAAGAACCATACGAAGGTGCGACCGTACTCGACGCACAAAAGGGTGCCTACTATACCCCGATCACAGCCCTAGATTTCGAAGCGCTGTATCCCTCGATCATGATGGCCCATAATCTATGCTATTCGACATATGTCATGGATGAAAGGCGTTATGGGAATATACCTGGGGTAAAATACGAAACATTCAAGATTGGTGAAAAAACCTACAAGTTTGCCCAAGATGTTCCTAGTCTCTTACCCAGTATTCTTCTAGAGCTCAAACAGTTTCGTAAAAAGGCAAAGAGGGACATGGCGGCTGCGACTGGTGGTATGAAGGAGGTATACAATGGTAAGCAGTTGGCATACAAAGTCTCTATGAACTCTGTGTATGGTTTTACTGGTGCTGGTAAGGGAATTCTTCCATGCGTCCCGATCGCATCGACGACGACGTGTCGTGGTCGTGAGATGATCGAGGAGACTAAGAACTACGTCGAGAAGAACTTTCCAGGTGCCAAGGTTAGGTATGGTGACACAGATTCCGTCATGGTGGAGTTTGATGTTGGTGATCGCACCGGAGAAGAAGCTGTCAAGTACAGCTGGGAAATTGGTGAAAGAGCCGCAGAAGAGTGTAGCGCCCTCTTCAAGAAGCCTAACAACTTGGAACTCGAGAAAGTATATTGGCCTTATTTTTTGTATTCGAAGAAGAGATATGCCGCCAAACTTTGGACACAGGGGAAGGATGGGAACATGCACATGGACTACATAGACATCAAGGGACTTCAAGTTGTTCGCAGAGATAATACACCACACGTGAGGGAGGTTTGTAAAGAACTTCTCGATGTCGTCCTTACATCAAACGATCCAGGGCCACCAAAAGAACTCGCCAGGGAGCGAGCGATCGAGTTACTCACTGGTGATGTTCCGAACGATAAGCTCGTTTTGAGCCAGTCACTATCAGATACTTACAAAGTCAATGGTATGCCTGTATCGATCACAAGCCCGAATAGTGTAGATATCAACCAATCACATGTTCAGGTTGTGGTCAAGATGCGACAGCGTAAACCCGGGTCAGAGCCACAATCTGGGGACCGTGTACCATATCTCCTCACAAAGACTGAAAATCCAAAGGCTAGGGCTTTTGAAAAATCAGAAGATCCCAAGTACGTCGAGGAGAATAATATCCCAGTGGATTACCTGTACTACTTCGAGAATAAGTTTCTGAACCCAGTATGCGATCTTCTCGATCCACTGTTCGAAAACACGAAGCAGGAAATTTTCGGTGAGATTATCGAACAACATCGACCAGTGAAGAAAAAGTTGGGACCAGCTTTGAGTACCATGAAGAAGGAACAACTCGTCGAAGAGTGTAAGAGACTAGGTCTAGAAGATACGGGGAAAGTTGCAGAAATGCGAGAGAGGATTAAAGAATCGAGGGCGAAGAAGCAAGACTCCATCCAAGACCTATTTAAAAATTACGAGCAAAGAAATAACAAGGAATGAGTCTCTACGAGAAAATTGGTGATCTCATCGATGAAGAAGTCAGTCAACGACTTGTTGCGATGATGAATGAATATGTCGATATCATCTCAAAGAAGCATGGAATTTCAGCTGAGTTACTTTTGAAAGACATACCAGAACCTTTCACAGGGTCGATATGTAAAGGGATCAAAAACGATGGCCGAAGATGTCCATACAAGGCTGTGTATAACGGTTTCTGTAGACATCATACGAAAAATACCAATCGTGGTGAGTTTCGGGTAATTCCTAGAACAAATAGTCATATACATGGTCCAGATCAGATGTATGTCAAGGGGTGTCCAGGTTGCGAGGTTTCAAAAGAGCTTATAGATTTGAATACCATGATTGGTAATGAGTAAATCCGGCATTCTACTATCATCCATAAACACCTTCTATGACGACGAAAAGAACCGAACTAAATTGATGTCTGTTCTAGATAAATCGAGTGGTATTTCACTTCGAAATTTGGAATGGTTTATCACGAACTATGCAAAGAAAAACAATACTTCATTCAAGACGAATGATGGAAAACTCTTCACAGTCCATTGTGCGTACAAGTCAAGTCTTGATGGGTACAGTAAAAAACTTTTTGATCCATTCTGTCGATCAGAGAAGTTTACGTATAAAGTTCCGAGTACATCTCATGAAATTCAGACAACATTGGCGCAGTTGAATTTCATCAAATGGTGTATCAAGAATAACATCATTGATTATATCGCATCAAATAGAACAACTCTGTTTAATAAATAATTCGAGCTTCTCCATTCCTGATTATCATCATATTGTAACTTTTTGCTATGATTATAACCTGCTTGGGAAAATATATTGGTTCAATCCCGAAAACTTCAATGTAATTATCATCGAAGTCGAACGTTCCATGTCTTCCATCGTACTCAAGTTCCATGGTGACCCTTGCATCTTTTATCGTACTAAAATTGAGGTGACCCGATGGTCTCAATTCATCTGGATACAAAGCAAAGCTGTACATGTTGATGTTACGGAAGTTTGGGGAGCGTTTATGATACAAGTTTGGTAAAGATGCTGACAGAAATATATTTGAACCTGTCGTATTGTCTAGAATTTGTGTACCATCACAATCGAGTGTTGTTGTTTTCTGTTTTGAGTACATGAGGGGTACATTCTTCTTAGCTCGAATCCATTTGTTGAAAATGGATTCTGGGTAAGCCACCGTGAGCTGTGTGATTAGGAACTTGAGATTGTTATTCCTCGTTTCTGACAACGACGTGATGTTTACATATGTCGTGAGTTTGGTGACGTTGTCGGTTACATTTGCTTCAGTAATCAATGGGTCTTTCAGAGCCTCTAACAAATAGTAGAAGTATCCTCCCCATGCAGCCTTTTTGTTGACATTGTCCGTTAAAGTCGAAGTGGTGGCGGTACCATCATCAATATCAGTGAGTAAGGTTCCTAAAGTAATAGATAAAGTGTTTAGATGAGAAATTATGTAATCGTCTATGAAACCTGCGTGATTTACAGAGCCTACTATATATAATTGTTTTAATAACAATAACTGCGTCTCACCCCAAACTTCTTCCTCTTCTAGATTGGCTACAGCTGTGGCTCGCTCTTCTGTATCTGTGATGGCAGATATACCACTGATAGTGTCTATCGCATTTTGCGGACCACCAACTGCAGTGAGATATTCCACTAACGCAGTTATCACATTTGATTCTCCTATCAATCCTGGTGCAATTTGTCGCAAATCATTCAAATCGTAGTATGCCTCTCCCCATAAATTCAGTGAAATTATCGCATCTATGACATTATTTTGATCGAACTGCGTGTATCCCGTCATATTGGGAACATTTTCCTCAATTCCTTTTTGTTTTAGTGCGGTTATACGAGTCGCGTCATCAGTGGGTGATGGTGTGCGCAATGCGTTTATGATACCAAACGCTTCATCACTCCATGCGTATGAAGTGGCTATACCCAACATAATTGGGTCGCGTTCTTCAGCGGTAGTGGGTAAGGTATCAAGTACCCCATTTATTCCCCCCTTTAGAGCATTCAGTCTAAACTTGAGTGTTGGTATCGCACCGAGAATACCAGTTAAATATCCAGTTAGGATTGGTGTATCTGTTTGATCGTTGTTATCGTAATCCAATACAAGTTTAATGATATCGTCACCCCATATCGGTGTTTGACGCAAAACCTCTACACTTGCGATGCGTTGTTGGGATGTAGTACCTGGAAAATCACCGATTACATCTAACATACCCTCATTTAAAAATTGTACACTCACACTATTACCAGATTGAGTGTATACAGCATCAAGATATGCTTTAAGACCTGTTATGGTAGCTGCTTGCGCATTGATTGTATCTATGTCATTACCTGGATTTATAAGTAAACTTTTAAGTTGGATACGTTGGTAACTTGGTGTATCCCCCCATAGTGTAGCCCCCCCAAGTTTGAGTAATGCACCTACGATTCTTGCACGTAGATACTCTGTTTTACCTGGGATACTATCCAACACTGCTTTCATCCCCAGTTTTATGATGTCAAATTCTGTTTTGGTGTTATCGAGAAATTCTATCAGTTTCGTAACCGTAGCAACCTGATCGGTAGCACCTGGTTTGAGTTCAGACAAACCACTCAGGTAGTAACTCGCTGTTGTAAGATATGCACGAAGTCCAAAGATGAGTAGTTTTTCTTGGTCTTCGCGTAGATCAGGGGATTTTAGGAGTTGTAATATACCCACCTGTTCCTCACCCCAAAAATTTTGTATAGTAAGAAGGTTGTTATCGATGATATCTATCCGTTCAATCTCAGAGTCTTTACCTATGAGCGCGTTTAGATTTGAAGTTGCATTTATTTGTGAAGTAATAATTTGACTAGGGATACCGGCGATATATTCTTTGAGATCGTTTATATAAGTCGTTTGATCATCTGGATGAATAGTAGGGTCTTTAAGAGCTTCCAAATCCCCTACATATGGTGTCGTTTCTCCCCAGTAAATAGCTTGAAGCATAGCGTTTATCGCGGCAGTTCGTACATCTTCATCCGTCTCACCCACGAGCGAATCCAAAGCGGTAGTTACGATTCCTCCCCATACTGGAATGAGTTTGAGAATAGTCAGTCGTTCTTTTTGTGCATCTGTGTATTGATCGAGGTCGTAAAGTTCATTTAAATTAGAAATTTGTTCATCCGACCATTTTCCGGTTTTCTTGGCTATAAAGAAAAGTTCCTTGACACAATTTTTAAAATCAAGATTAAAGGTTCCTACTTTGGATTGTGGTTCTATCATGAATTCGTTTCGCTGTCTCTGTTCAAACAGGATATCAACTGGTTTACTGCGTAGCATACAGCGTTCTGTTGTATTCAGATGAACGAGATCCAAATTGACTTTAAAATCTTTTAGTTCTATTTGTTGAAGCACTTGGTTATTTGCCGATGGATCCCAAAGTGTGACACTTTCATATTTTTGTTGAGTCACGAATATAACGTCTATCGCGGGTCTCAACTTTATCCTTAAAGACAATTCTTGATTGTATACAGCACATAAAGGAAACCCGTGTGCCGGGCGTCCGTGAAAATAGAATGGAATTTGAATCCTGTATTCGTTTGTAGTAAATGGATCTATTCCCTGTGTGTTATACTGCCCATCGTGAAATTCCTGTAAAAACTCTCCATCAGAACTTCCCTGAAAATGTTTACCGTGAAGCACGTCTATACTCGACCTATACGATTCGGGTGTGTTCAACTCCCGTTCTATGAATATATCATCTGTCGTAACGATATCAATAATCTGTTCGCCGATATATAATTCAACATAGTCAATCACAGAAATACCGAACACATCGATGGGATAAAATTTCTGACCCATCTCACTAGGATCTACAGAAAAGGAGAGAGTAACATTTTGTAAAATATCTCCATACTTTTGAGGAATCGGTACATCTAAAAAATCATCTGTGTACACACCTTCCGGAAAAGAGATTTTATAATTTTCCGATGCGTGGTTTGTATGTTTACTATACCTTTTAGTGAAGAAGGAGAATGACGGGTTTATACTTAAAGCATCACCAAGTTCACCCGACGTCGCGATCTGAACTCGACCTGCCATATATAACTATCTACCATTAATATTTTAAGCCACACAATCCACTTGAATAGTGAAGTATGTTATAACTCTTTGCGTAAATCTGAACTTCTATAGTCTCATCATCAATGCCTGAGTAATCTAACTTGATTCGACATCTTTTATCGATTATACGACTGAAATTTAAATGCCCTGAAGGTGTGTTTTCTTTGGGGTACATTGCGAAAGAATAACTCCCAATATTTTCCTGTGTTGGTAACTGATACAGGGTGTTCGAATCAAACGAAACATCCCCATTTACACCTGACATGGAATTTGTAAGTGAGTTTTCATAAACCAGCTTTGAAAATGATTCATTGAACAATGTTGTATTGTTAAGATAGACACCAATTTCTTTGAATTTTGTGTTGAGCATATACTGAATCAATTCTTTATCACCTTGATACGAAAATTTTCTTGATTTCTTACCTGCTATGAAATACATTGTCTTGATTGGATGACCGAAGCGCAAAACAATCTCGGTTTCCTCGGCATCCGTTTTTGGTACATCACGGCGTTTCAATTGTATTTGTGTGATTAATTGATCCATTGGAGTACTTTTCAGATAATTTAATTCATTTTCATCTAGGTAAGCGTATGTGGTCAGCAGCGACGCTGTTTTTATTTTAGTTTCCGTGACATAGTCTGTTAGATATGGTCGTATGAGTTCATTCGAAGGTTTAAACTTTATTCGAACGTAACAATTTTGTTTCGTGAGTTTACAAAATAGAATAGAAGCTGGTAAGTTGTTATAGAAATAAAATGGCAAATCGATGTACATCTGACGCAAATTCCATTCACCATTTTCATCGGGTCCATACGGCTCCTGTTTAGCAGTCGTCAGAGGAACAACACTATCTCTAAAATTATAATCACTCGTATGATATTTATGATATAAGTATATCCAGTCACCCGTGAGTCGCTCGATATGCGTTCCTCCTATGAATAGATCTGCGTATTCGATGGCATGGATACCAACATTGGGTGTAAATGGATCTTCTGCTTCAGGGAAATCTTGTAATGTCGTAGATGCCTTGAATAAAAGTTGGTATCGAAGTGTGAGATTTGTGAGAAGATCACCCATGTCCACAGGTATAATACACATCGTCTCCTGACCAAATTCCGGTTCAAGGAGGGGTTGTTCTCTCACATCGAATGCAAACTTTGTATGATGTTTAAAAATTCCTGAAAAGTGGGAATATGTCGGATTACCCGATATGGACATATCCTGTATTCCCAAAGTTCCTAATGTCAGCGTTCCTGCCATCTATACTTAAATATACGTTTTGTTTTTTAAGTTTGCAATAAAAATCCATTACTGAAAGTGAGTTTTTTATAGCCAGTGTAGTACATATGAAATTTATATTCAAGGTTTTGTATCGGCTCTTGGCCATTTCCATACTGGAGACTTGTATCATCTACCAGTTCAATGTACAATTTCGTTTTTTCTGAATTTAGACCAGAAAAGTCTAGATACCCTGAGGGTGACGTACTCTTCGGGAACATTGCGAAATTGTATGTATAGATGTAATTAAGTAAGTAATTGGGTGAAGGTGGTTCAAAGTCGTATGTTCTTGTCACATCTGTAGCCGAACGCGACAATCTTGAACGTAAAGGGGTATAACTAAAGAAATATTCTCTATCGTTGTTGGATACATTTGGAACACGCTCATCATTTAGGGTAAAGTAAGCACGTTTTAACAGGTGTGGTTCGTTCATGTCGTCGATTTGTGAACGTGTAAAGTTGAAACGATTCGCAGTTGTCGAATAGAACCAACGGTTCGTGTAAGTATCTTTATTATCTTGAGACACAGGTAAACTTCTGTATTCATTCTCATCTTCATATCCTTCATACCTAAAAAACCAATGAAAACATTTTACAGGAACACTGGGCTCCAATTGTACAACAAATTCTCTCCCACTTGGTTCGAGTGGGATACTAGAGTGTTTAAATACAAAATCGTACATAATCTCTTGGTTGGGTCGCATGAAATACAAACGTTCTTCTGGAGAAAGTTTAATCTCTTCGGTGACTACATTGAAACTAGGCATTTTCTTGGATGGTGGTGTCACTGGTAAACCGCGTGTGTTTAAATTATCCACCGTCCTCTGATTGTATAGTGTAAAGAAAGACTGCTTGAAAAATTCAATTTCTAAAGTAATCTTTTGGTTGTGAATAGCACACAAAGGAAATGGAGCCTTATTTTGATCATTTTCTGAATAGACATCACCGGCATAATTATGTGAAAAGAAGAATGGTATATGAATAAAAAGTTCGTTACTCTGTGCTGTTTTTTGGCCAGATGGCTGAGCTGTCTTACCACCAACAATGTTCCTATTGTAGAGTGTATTCGCAGACATTTTCTGCGAATCGTTTGTATACATGTTGTCGTGGATGATACACCAATCAGCCGAAATTTCCTCGAGTGTTTGATTACCCACTATAAATTTGACATTCTTGATTATCTTCCTACCAAGTAACTGATGATCCCACGCCCAGTCTGCAATCTCTGGTAATTTGTATTCGGGTGGGGGTGCCGCACCCGTAACAATGTCTTTGACAATATCCGGGAGAAGGGCAAACAACTCCGCATCGGCTTGAGTTTGAACTATCGACTGAATATCCTGTACACCAGCAAGTTGCGTGGTTCCATCGAGGAAATCTAATATATCAGAAGGAATTAACGTATTGCCTCTATCTATACCCAACTCAATGAGTAATTGTGATCCAGGTTCTACCGTTCCAGAAACAATTCCCAGAAGTGTGAATAGTACAATTGGGGGTATATTTGTAAACAATTCCGATGGAAGGAGTGTCAAAAGTAAGTCATTAAATTGTTGTTCGAATGACCGGAAAGATTCGAAATTGGGGAATGAAAAGAGTGGGAGAGTGATACCAACTACATTCGGAGCACCAGCGAGCCACCAATTCCTGAATTGTTCTGCTTCGGTTTCTCCCACGAAACCAAATTCCGCCAAGGTTTTACCACCAAACAAAACTTTTTGAACTGTCTCGTTGAATGTAATATCCTGAAAATTCCAATCTGGTAGTTTCATTTGGATCCACACGTTATTAAGCAGGTCTCCCATGTTTTTTGGATTCAGTTCAACTCGAATCGTTTCACCAAAGGGCCATGTAGCTTCTAGACCTTGGTTCACGTTATATACATTGTGATACTTTCGAAACTCGGAGTGTCTCGGGTGTTCATTATAGTTAAATAAAGAATCTTCTGGGTCATTGGAAAGGAGGTGTGTATCCTGCTTTCCAATAGCTTTAAGGGAAATTTTGGCAGCCTCACCCATATCTACTTACTGCTCACATATTTTTAATATCTGTTTTCCACATTGTCACATGACTCGTTTTTAGCATACGCTCAAGGTCAACGTTCGCCCGTCGCGCCTCATCCACAAGCGCCCTGACGCGCTCTTCCGTGTACTCAACTGTCTTCGTGTTGAGGAGGTAGTCCCACGAACCATCAATCTTGGGGAATGTTACAGACATCTCCTTCTCGAGGTCCACCTTCTTCCTCTTGAATACGACCAACCTTCCCTCGATGACCATCGTCACAAACTTTGACTTGAGGCTACACATCTCAGCCCTCTTTTCGAGGACATCGATGAGATGCACCTTCCTCTTCTTATAGTGTTCGAGACGCAATTCCACAAAATCTTTGAGAATCTCTTCGGGGGTTGTGTACCTGTGAATACCCCTAGTGGGGTGGAACAAGTGCATGTTTGATGTGTGGAATGTCTTTCGCATCTTGAGGTCTTTCACCAAGTCCTTCCCCGAGTACCCAAAGATTTCAAAGTCAACATCCTCAGTGGTACTGTTGTTCGTGTAACTCGTAATCATCTTCTTCTCCATGAGGGTATCCAGATACTCCTTGTAATCCTGAGTCCAGCGACCTGGTGGAAGTTCCGTAACTTTGAGTCTGGAGCCGGTGTCTCTCCATGTACCTTCGGTGACCCACAGACCCCCATCATCCTTGAACACCTTACCCTTGAAACCTCTGAACCACGGCTTCATTTCGACAGGTGTGTCACCACACAACATCCGTTTGATGTTCTCCTTGATGTCTTCGGGATTGAAGGGTGGGACATAGCAACTGAACCCGGTCCCAATCCCTTCCGTCCCATTCACCAAAACCATGGGAAGGGTGGGCATGTAAAAGTCTGGTTCGATGGAGCGTCCATCATCGTCGAGGTAGTTTAGGATAGCGTCATCTTTGGGGTCAAACAACTTTCTCGCCTCCTTGGTGAGCTTCGTGAAGATATACCTCGTTTGAGACGCATCCTTACCACCCATGAGACGTGTACCGAACTGACCACATGGCTCAAGAAGATTGATGTTGTTGGATCCTGTGTAATCATTCGCCAATTTTACGATCGTATCCGCTAGGGAAACTTCGCCATGATGGTAAGCACTCTTTTCTGCAACAAATGCAGCCAATTGTGCAACCTTCATTTCATCACGAAGGTTCTTCTGGAAACAGGAGTACATCACCTTCCTCTGTGAAGGCTTGAGTCCATCCGCCATGTGAGCGATAGAACGCTTCAAGTCTGCAAGACTAAAGTTCACCAAGTCCTTGTGTACAAAGTCAGTGATATCCAACTGCTTCACATCACCATAGGCCACCTCGAGTTGGTTAGCATCTTTGGCAGTACTCTCGAGGAGCCAAGACTTCCGCGCATCAGACTTCTTCTTATCGAAAGCAAGAACGATAGAGTCATCCGTCATCGTGTCCATATCAAACTTCACAGTGAGGTCTTGAATCTTCTTGAAATATTCACGAGCTTCAGCTGAGGTAGAAGTACCCAAACCCTTGTAGTACTTGATTTTCCATCCAGCCTTGTCAGTACCATACCATGTTCTGAAAGCCGAGTCGGTGTAGAAAGACTTGGTCTCAGAACCCTTTGTAGCCTTGATGATTGGTGTCACCATCGATACCACAAAATTCAATTTCAAAAGACTGGGCCAGAAGTAGTGGATCATATTGAGGATGAGACCCTTGATGTGAGACCCATCATTATCAGCATCGGTCATGATCATTAAGCGTCCATAACGAAGCTCGGAGACACTCGTGTATTCCTTACCCTGTTGGAGACCCAAAATCTTCTTGAGGTCGTTGAACTCCTGGTTGGAGGTCAACTGCGCCACAGAGACATCCCTCACATTCTTACACTTACCACGAAGTGGGAATACACCATAGTGATCGCGACCAACAACAGAGAGACCCGCGACCGCGAGGGTCTTCGCCGAGTCACCCTCTGTCACAATGAGAGTACACTTACCAGAGTGAACAGTTCCTGCTTTGTTGGCATCATCCAACTTGGGAATACCAGTAATCTTAGACTTACGAGCACCATCAGACTTCTGGAGTTCCTTCATCTCCTTAAACTTCGAGAGTGCCAGGAGTTCATCAGCGATGCCAGTTTTGAGAACATTTTTGATAAAGTTCTTGGGTGGTTCAAATTTACTCCCAAAGTTGGGAGACTTCGAGGTACATTCAGACTTCACCTGACTGGAGAAGGTTGGGTTCTCAAGGGTTGCTTTGACAAATATGTTGAAGGTATTCTTAACCTGTTGAGGTTTCAACTTAATCTTCTTTGCCATCTCATCGATGATACCGTTGGCGATGTGGTTCGCGACATGGTCGACATGAGTTCCACCCTTATTAGTGCAGAGACCGTTCACAAAGGAGACTTGTTCCATCCCGTCGGTAGACGGACCGATACAGACCGACCACCGATCCCCATTGACACAAGTCACCTCTTCGACACCTTCATGCATTTTAGCATAGGCTTCAAAATTTTGTTTGGTGAGAACTTCTCCATTGAACTTCACTTTACAGTTTTGGGTCGTACAAATGTTTGCATCCCAAACCCTCTTTTGGAAGATACTGTAGATGGTATCGTCCATCTTTGACATTCCAAATCTCTTCCACTCAGGGGTGAAAGTGATAGCGACCGATGACGTGGCACCCGAATGTTTTTTGATTTTTGGTGGGTCACAGACAGTCATGTTCTTCGACCACTTTTGAGTATAAGTCTGCTTAGTCTCGTGGTCCTTGATAGCGATCGAAAACTCGGTAGAGTAGATGTTCGCCAACTTGGCACCATAGCCGTTGCGGCCACCGACAATCCTCTTTTGTGTGTCATCATAGTTGGTACTCGTGAGGAGGTGACCA